GCGGGGCGAGGACGAGGTGGTGGGGTCGGTGCTGCGGCCCCTGAACGACGACGTGGTCAACGTCCAGCCGAAGGGCGGCTGGCAGAACGCGAGGTGACGTGTGGCGACGATGAGCGAGGAGCTGCAGCAGGCGGCTAAGAGCATCCAGCAGCAGGTCAAGGACGGCCTGCGGCCGAACGTGGGATCGTGCGTGCTGCTGGTGGCGCCGGACGGCGGGAGCACCATGGCGCTCGGCTTCAGCACGAACATGACGAGGGAGGCCATCACGCGCGCGCTCGAGGAGGTGCTGGCGGAGCTCAAGGGGCGCATCGTGCTGCCGAGCGGCGGCGGCATCGTGGGGAGGGCGTGATGGCGACCACGCCAGTGCCGAAGGGCGCGAAGGCGGTCTTCTTCCCGATGGGCCAGGACGAGACGGGCTGCGCCTGCGCGGCGGTGAAGCTGAAGCGCTGCGACAAGAAGGGCCAGGTGGTGGACGGGGTGCTGCACCGCGCCGGCTTGCCCTGTCACCGCATCGAGCAGCTCCAGCGCGACGAGGGGCCGGGGGCGCTCGAGGTGGACAAGGCGGAGCCGAAGCCGACCGGGAACGGCCTCGAGGTCGAGCCGGTGCTGGTCGAGCTCATCCGGCAGCGGACGGCGCTGGGGAAGGCGAAGTACGGGACGGTCCTCCGCACGCGGAACGGCCGCGACGCGACCATGGACGCGCTGCAGGAGGCGCTCGACATGTGCCAGTACCTGACGCAGCGGGTGATGGAGCTGCAGGATGACCTGGCGGAGGCGCGCCGTGGGTAGGGTCCTGGGGGTCCTCTTCGTGCTCGCGGCGTGCGCGCCGTCGCCGGAGGAGCGCGCGGACGAGCAGGCCGGCTACCGGAAGCACTGGGATGCCGTCTGCGCGGCGACGCCGGAGACGTGGGCGAAGTGCAAGGCCGTCTGCGGCGAGGGAGCGGCGATGCTGCCGGGCGGCGAGAACGCCTGCGTCCGGTGCTCCTGCCTGCCGACCGGAGTCCGACTGGAGGTGACGCGGTGAGCGACTACAACCGTCAGACCGGGCGCACGACCCGGATGCTGTGGCAGGCGCTGCTCGCCGCGAGCTCGCGGCCGATGCAGCGGGTGGTGGTGGTGGTCCACACCGCGAACTTCCGGTACTGGGTGTTCGACCGGCTGTGCATGCTCTGCCCGCTCTACCCCAACGCGAAGGCGAGAGCGGGCGACTTCTGCCTGACGCTGCCGAACGACTCGACCATCGAGGTGTGCTCGATGGAGGAGCCGGCCAAGCAGTTCGGACGCGACCGCCTGTTCGTGGACCACTTCGTGGAGGAGCAGCGCGCGGAGCGGGCCAGCGTCTACATCGACGGCATCGAGCACCTTGAGAAGCCGCGCGGGAAGAGCCCTGGCATGGAGACGTACGAGGCGGCGAAGAGCATCAGGGCGGCGTGGGACCGGCTCGGCGAGTACCTGGCCGGCAACCCGCACCTCGCCGCGAAGCCGCCGGTCATCGGGGCCGTGACGATGGCCGACATCGACAAGGTCCGCGAGCGGTGCGCGTACGCGCTCGAGGCGGTGCGGACGCTCAGGGCCGAGGCCGAGCGCACCAAGGGCTCCTGCATGAAGCCGATGTGGGTAGGATTCGACCTGCAGTACTGGCAGGACGAACTCGCCCGCAACGAGGACGAGGTGGCGCGGCTGCTGTGGCGCTACCACCACCCCCTCGCCTCGTCCCCCGGGGCGCCCACCGGAGAGGAGACGCCTTGAGCGAGCGCGACGAGATTCTGCGCAGGCTGGAGGGCCGCAAGGTCGTCGCCAGCGTGTCCGGCGGCAAGGACTCGGCCGCCATGTCGCTATGGCTGACCGAGCAGGGTATTGACCACGAGCGCATCTTTTTCGACACCGGCTGGGAGCACCCCGACCTCTACGACTACCTCCGAGGGCCCCTAGCCGACGCCATCGGACCCATTACTGAGATTCGTGGCCCGCTGCTGATGCCCGACCTCATTCGCAAAAAGGGGATGTTCCCATCGCGGGTGCGCCGCTTCTGCACGCAGGAGTTAAAGGTGCTCCCAGCGAAGCGCCACTTCGCGGCGATGCAGGCGGCCGGTGTCATGGTGGTCAACGCGCAGGGCATCCGGGCCGAGGAAAGCGCGGCGCGAGCGAAGCAGCCAGAATGGGAGTGGACGGATTGGTGGGACTGCGAGGTGTGGCGCCCGCTCATCCGGTGGACGTTCAATGACGTGGTAGCCATCCATCGGCGACACAGCCTCGCGCCATGCCCGCTCTACCTCCGGGGGGCCGATCGCGTGGGCTGCTGGCCCTGCATCCTGTCGCGCAAGAGCGAGATCCGCGCGGTCGCGCAGGCGACGCCAGAGCGCATCGACCTCATCCGCCAGCTTGAGTCGGAGGTGAAAGGCAAGGCCGCAGCCCGCTACGCCGCCAAGGGCGAATCGTTTGACTCGCTCGGTTACGTCGCTCCGACCTTCTTCGTTGTGCATGAGAACGTCGACGAGTCGCGGAGCGCCCCGATCGATGACGTAGTGTCGTGGGCGCTCGGCAATACCGATCAGCTTGAGCTATTTGCCGCGCGCCCCGAGGACGGCGGCTGTGTCCGCTGGGGCCTCTGTGAGACGGCGTCCCCCGGGGCGCCCACCCACCACAACCACGAGGAGACGGAGCGATGAAGCGACTCGAAACCCCGCCGCCGGTTTGCACCGGGACGGGCACGATCATGGCTGACTGGATGCCGCTGGCGACCTCGCTCCCGAACCGTGGGCGCTGCGGGATCTGCGGGCGCACCGTCCCGCTCATGAGCGACGCGCAGACGATCGCGCCGCACGGCTACGGGCCTCCCGGGACAGGAGACGCGCGGGAGGCGCTGCGGGCTCTCGTGCGTGACCTCGACGCGCTCATCTCTGACAGCCACGGCGTGGCAGGGCTTCACCTCAACGGCGACCTCGCCACCTGGGATTGGCTCACGGAGAGCGAGTGGCTCGGGTCGCTCGCCAAGGCCCGCGCCCTCGCCTCGGGCGCCCCGGAGGCCTCACCGCCGGGCGGTGGGCGGTGACTCGCCGGAGGCCGGGAGCGCGGCCCAGGCCCACTCCTTCATCGCGATCCGCCTGATGCAGCGGGAGCAGAGCCAGGCCGGCTGCGGGGCCACTGCGATGACGATGAAGGTGGGCGGCTCTTCCTCGCAGAGCTGACAGACGACGCGGGGCGACTGCTTCGCAGCGTAGGCCACGGGGCACCTCGGAGACGGGGTGCCCTTTTTGATGCGCCCGGCGAGCGCCCGGTGACACTGTTAGTATGGGTCCGCTACGTCCGAGCAGCGAAGGAGCGTGACACTACATGACGATACGCTTGACGTAACACGCAGATTTTGCTCTACCCACCCCAGGCGGCCTCCACCCGCTGGGGCGCTCCGAAGCCCAACGCCTCCGGGCAACGGAGCGCCCCTCCTAAGCGGCGGGCGCTGAATGAGGGGGGTGGGGCGTGGAGCAGCAGAAGCCGAAGCGCAAGCACCGAGCGACGGGCGGCCCGATGGGCGGCGCTCGTCCTGGCGCTGGTCGGCCTGCCGGCTCTCGCAACGTCCTGCCCAAGGGCACCGTCAAGCTCGTCGCTGGGCTGCGCCACCGCGTCCCGCCGGGCACGCCAGAGCCGCTGGCCGAGCTCGCGGACGAGACGCTCGAGACGCTGGCGCGCGTGATGCGCAAGCCGAAGCGCGGCGACTTCATCCGCCTCCAGGCCGCGACCGCCATCCGCGCCGACATCTGCGGGCCGCCGACGCAGAAGGTCGAGCACGGCGGCCTCAAGATGGTGCTGGTCTCCGACCCCTACGCTGTTCCCGCCGTGGGCGCACCCGACGCCCGCACCGTCCCGCCCGCGACGGCGGCCGACCGAGGTGAGGGATGACCCCGGCGGCCGCCGAACGCGATCTCGCGCCGGCGGGCGCGACGGCGACCACCACGCTGCAGCTCCCCTTCACGCCTCGAGCGCACCAGCGCGATGCCCACGTCGCGCGGCTCGCCTTCCGGTGGGTGGTGCTGGTCTGGCACCGCCGCGCCGGCAAGACGGTCTGGGCGGTGATCGAGCTCATCCTGGCGGCCATCCAGGCCACCAAGGGCGACGAGCGCTTCGGCTACATCTGCCCCTTCCTCAAGCAGTCGAAGGAGGTGGCCTGGCCGTACGTCACCCGCTTCTGCCGCGTCATCCCCGGCGTGAAGGTGAACGAGTCGGAGCTCTCGGTCACCTTCCGGCACGGCCCGGTGATCCGGCTCTACGGCGCCGACCACCCTGACTCGCTGCGAGGCGGCTACTTCGACGGCGTGGTGCTCGACGAGGTCGGGCAGATGCGCCGCGCGCTGTGGGGCGAGGTCATCCGCCCCATGCTCGCCGACCGCAAAGGTTTTGCCGTTTTCATTGGGACGCCCAAGGGAGTCAATCTCTTCTCCGAGACGTACTTCCGCGCCGTCAACGACACGACGTGGTTCTCGGACAAGAAGGACTGCTACCAGACCGACGCCCTCGACCGCGACGAGATCGAGGCGGCGCGCCGGGAGATGTCGCCGCAGCAGTTTGCGCAAGAATTCCTCTGCGATTTTTTCGCTGCGGTCGAGAACGTGCTGTGCCCGCTCGAGCGCATCCTCGAGGCGCGCCAGCGCGACCTGAAGTCGGACGCCTGGAGTTGGGCGGCGCGCGTGCTGGGCGTGGACGTGGCGCGCTTCGGCGACGACCGCTCGACCATCGCCAAGCGCCAGGGGAGGGTCGCGTTCCGCATCGAGTCGCACCGTGGGCTCGACACCATGCAGCTCGCCAGCCGCATCGCGTTCGTGGCGCAGGAGGAGAAGCCGGACGCCATCTTCATCGACACCTCGGGCGGCCTCGGCGCCGGCCCGGCGGACCGCTGCCGCGACCTCGGCCTGCGCGTCATCGAGGTGGAGTTCGGCGGGAAGGCCGACGACCCGCGCTACCTGAACAAGCGGACCGAGATGTACGTCCGCATGTCGGACTGGGCGAAGGACGGCTGTCTCCCCGACGACGAGGATCTCGCCCAGGAGCTCGTCGCTCACACCTACGACTTCGACAGCGGCGGCCGGATGCGGCTCTCGCCGAAGGACGACGTGAAGGAGCGGCTGGGGCGCTCGCCCGACCTCTCCGACGCGCTGGCCTGCACCTTTCACACTCACATCGCCCCGCCCGACCGCGAGCTCGCGGCCTCCGGTCTGAAGGTTCCAGGGCGCGCGGTGCTCACCGAGTACGACCCCTACGCCCAGGCCTGAAGGAGATCTGATGGGTGCTCCCAACATCCCGATGCCTGCGCCGCCGCCGCCCGCCCCTGACCTGGCGCAGGCCGCCATCAACAAGGCGTCCTACAACCAGACGCAGCGCGCCCTGAACAGCTCGCGCGGCCGCGCCGGTTCCTTCCTCACCGCAGCGCCTCCCGTGGGCGCGCCGCCGGCCTCGCCGGTGGTCCCGAAGACGCTCCTGGGCCAGTGATGAGCGAGACGCCCCGCCAGCGCCTGCAGAGCCGGCTCGCCCAACTCAAGCGCGAGCGCGCGCTCTGGGAGCAGCAGTGGCGCAACCTCGCGCGCTACATCCTGCCGAACCGGACCCGCTTCTGGCGCTACGAGCTCAACCGTGGCGAGATCCAGGGCGACGAGATCATCAACAACACCCCGCTCCTCGCGGCCCGCATCCTCGCCTCGGGGATGATGGCCGGCATCACCTCGCCCTCGAGGACGTGGTTCCGGCTCACCACCAGCGACCCCGACCTGGCCGACCTCGGCCCGGTGCGGCGCTACCTGCACGTCTGCGAAGAGCGGCTGAAGTGGATCTTCGCCAAGTCGAACTTCTACAAGGCCTTGGCCGACGGCGTTTACCCCGACATCGGCGTGTTCGGCACGGCGCTCATGATGGTCGAGCCCGACCCGCGCACGGTGCTCCGCTTCTACCCTGAACCGATCGGCGAGTACTACCTCGCGGCGAACGCGCAGGGCGAGATCGACACCGTCCTGCGCCGCCTGCCGATGACCGTACGGCAGATCGTCCAGAAGTTCGGCCTCGAGCAGTGCAGCCCGATGGTGAAGAAGCAGTTCGAGAACGGCCAGCTCGAGCAGTCGGTGGACGTGATCCACGCCGTCGAGCCGAACAGCGACTTCGACCCGAAGCTCTCGCTCTCCCCCGACCACAAGCGCTGGCGGTCGTGGTGGTTCGAGGAGGGCAGCGCCGAGGACAAGTTCCTACGCCAGAGCGGCTTCATGCTCTTCCCGGCCCTCGTCCCGCGCTGGATGGCGCGCCAGGGCGACGTGTACGGCCGCAGCCCCGGCATGCAGGTCATCGGCGACTGCCGCGCGCTGCAGCACCTCGAGCGCCGCCTGGCGCAGCTCGTGGACAAGACCGCCACGCCGCCGATGAAGGGCTCGGAGGCGCTCCGCGCCGGGCGCGCCAGCCTCCTGCCGGGCGACATGACGTACGTCCCGAACGGCCAGGGCCATGTGTTCGAGCCGGCGATGATCGTGCCGCCGCAGGCCATCGCGGCGCTGAAGGACGACATCCAGCGCCACGAGCAGCGCATCGAGCGCGGGCTCTTCACCGACCTGTGGATGCGGCTCATCCGCGACGATCGCAACCAACGCGCGACCGCCACCGAGATCGAGGAGGGGAAACAGGAGACCATGCTCCAGCTCGGCCCCGTCCTCGAGAGCCTGAACGGCTCGCTGTTCGAGCCCTGCATCGACTGGGGCCTGATGGAGTGCGACGCGCGCGGGATGCTGCCGCCGCCGCCGCAGGAGCTCCAGGGCCAGGACGTGAAGGCCGAGTTCATCAGCGTGATGCATCAGACCCAAAAAATGACCGGGCTCACCGCCATCCGCACGGTGGTGCAGGAGATCGGCCTACTCGCGCAGCTCGGCCGCGCCGACGCGCTCGACAAGCTGAACGTGGACGAGATCGCCGACGAGATCGCGAACATGGCCGGCATCAAGCCGGAACTCCTCCTGTCGAAGGACGAGGTCCAGCAGATCCGCGACCAGCGTGAGAAGCAGGCCCAGCAGCAGCAGGGGATGCAGACGGCGCTCGCCGGCGCGAAGGCGGCCAAGGACGTGTCGGCCGTGGACCCGCAGAACCTGCAGCAGCTCGCGCAGACCGTCTCGCCGGTGGCCGCAGCACAGGGCGGCTTCCCGCAGACGCCGCCCGTCGGAGGAGGCCAAGCATGAAGCCGGTCGAGAAGGTCCTCGAGCGCCGCGACGGCGACCGCGTGGAGATGCTCACGCCGGCCCAGGCGCAGCGCTACGACCTCATGTGCCAGGCGGTGACGGCGCTGCTCGAGGCACGGGTCGAGGAGCCGGCCACGATGTGGGTGGCGGAGATGGCCCCCCTCGACAAGCGCGAGCGGCGCGGCGTGCTGGCTGACGCGGCCCGCAAGGCGCGGGAGCTCGGCCTGTGAGCGAGCAGGGCCACCTCACCGACCCGGCGGCGCAGGAGGCGCTGCGCCAGAGCGAGAAGGGCCGCCAGGCGCGGCTCCTCTTCGCCTGGGAGCAGCTCCTCAAGGCGGCCTGGGGCCGCGAGCTCGCGTACCACCTCATCTACGAGCGGGGCCGGGCGCTGGCCGCTTCGTTCGAGCCGGCGATCAAGGACGGGATGTGCGCCGCGCTGCACATGGCGCGGAACGAGGGCATCCGCGAGTACGGCGCGGCCCTCGGCGTCGATCTTCAAGAGGAGTTCCCCGACCTGTGGCTGACGCTGCAGGCGGAGGCCATCGCGGCGCGGCAGGCGGAGCGCGCGGCGCGGCGGCAGGTCTTGGAACGCTCCGCACAGACGCAGCACGACAGGGAGTAACGCATGAGGCTCATCGACATCGCCCGCACCCCGCGCTCCGCCCCCGAGGGCGAGGGCGGTGCTTCGGGCGGAGGCGCGGCGCCTGCGGCGCCCGCCGGCGGTGCAGCGG